GAAATCAATGCCGCACCTTCCATTATCAAACCAGCTAAAACTATCAAAGAAGATGTAAACAAGATGGTTCGTGAGCAACTCAAAAAGTTTGCTAAAAAAGGTTCGATGGAAAAAGAACTTAAGATGTTTGAAGATGAATCACAATATCAAGCATATTTAAAGGAAAGTTCTGCATTGACTGGTGGCGGTTACAATGTCGGTGGTCGTACAGCTTACGATCCAGTATTCCATACATTGCGTTTGATTAACCCTATGCGTGGTCTTTCCCGTAATGTGACTACTGATGGCTCTACATATCAATTTAGAGCAAAAGTAGGCAATTCTGGAGCTACCTGGGGTTATCCAATCCAAAACAACGGATCAGCAACAACTGAAAACATGAATATCTGGCAATTAGTATTGCAAGATTTGAATGTCCAGTTCCCAATTCGTACAGCGGCTCTTGATGACATCGATGGTTTGGAAGCCAATGTGGTTGATGATATGTTGATGGAATTTAGCCAAGTTGAAGGTCAGTCAATGATCCAAAACAACGACCAAACAGATACACCTAATACATACGGTGGTACACAAGGTCTGCGTGGCTTGAATCAATACGCTAATTTAGGTGCGGCTGGTTCTTATTCTGGCGGTTCTATCACTACTGCATCTTTTGGTACATCTGGTATTTCTACAAGCAACGGTTTAAACAGCCTTGCCGTATATGACCAAATCACTACCAACGGTAATGTAGTTGGTGCGGCTAATGTAACCTATGATGACATCATCAACTTTATCTACAATCTGCCACAACAATATTGGACACCAACAGCGAAGTTCTTGGTAAACCCAATTTTCTTGGCGCAGATTCGTGGCTTAAAAGATAGCAACGGCACACCAATTTTCGAAAGAATGCATCCAATGGATGAAGATGGTATTGTTGGCCGTATGCTTGGCTTTGATGTAGTAGTCAATAAGTATGTTGATAATCCAAGCGAGTTCTCTGGCAATACTCATGCAAACTTGTTCCCAATGTATTTCGGAGATTTCCTGCGCGGGCATACAATCGTAGACAGGTTGAACATGGTATTGCGTAGATATGACCAGACATTGCCTGGCTACATCACATTCTTCGGTGAGAAGCGTTTGGCTACATCAAATGTAGACCCATTCAGTATCATTGCTTATCGTTCTACTGGTACAGCAACAAGCTAAGTATCAAAGAAGTAAAGGCGGGGCGGTCAAAAGCCGCCCCATCTTAAACAATTTGGAAGAAATATGAAAAACGAACTCATCCTAGAAGCAATCAAGTCAGCCCTTACTGATAAAAACGGTAAAGAGGTTAAGGTAAATTTAAAAGAAGCATCTGCCCTTACTGGCTCTGGCTCTGGGGTTGGTGGTCGTGTTATTTATGATGATGCGTTTGCATCTTTGCGTATGGCTAACCCATTGCGGGTATCAAGCCGAGAAATTACCACGATTGGTTCGGATCAGGCTTTTGTAGTAAAGACTGGTAATGCAACTAATCCTACAAATCCCTGGGGCTATCCAGTTAATGTAAATACTGGTACTCCAAATATTGCCACATCATTTTGGCAATTACCTTTACAAGCCATTACAGCGCAGTTACCAGTTCGTACTGCTGTAATGGGCGATATTAACAATCTTGATCCAGCAATCGTTGGTGACTTAATGCTTGAATTTAGCCAACAAGAAGCGTTGTCTATGATTCAAAACAACGATCAAGCTGGTTCTAGCACTACATCAACTGGAGCTACAAGCGGTTTGCGTGGTCTAAACTATTATCCAAGTGGCTCTACTGCCGCATTTGGTACTAGCGGATCTGCCGCAACTAATGGTTTGCATACAGTTAAAACCGTAAGCACCGCTACTAGTGGCACAATCGTTTATAACGATATTGCATCTTTAGCATCTGCATTGCCATCTCAATATTGGAGTTTGCCAGGTACAGCATGGCATATGCACCCAAATACTATCCTTGCATTGCGTGAATTAACCAGTTCTACTGGTCAGCCACTCTTTGTTGAAGTTGGTGATTCTGATGGTGGCGCAGTTGCTCATGTATTTGGATTCCCAGTCGTTCCAAACCCATATATGCAAGTAGTTGGAAGCGGAAACTTCCCAATCTATTTGGCCAACTGGGATAAGTTTGTAACTATTGTGGATCACGAAGAATTTAGCATCCAGCGTTTAGAGCAAACACAGCCAGGTACAGTAACCTTGTATGCTGAAAAGCGTGTATGCTCTACAATTCGTGATGTATTTGCTGGTGTCCGTTTAGAATCATAAGGCCAATATGCCATTAGATAGTTATACAAACGGGCCGTATTTAGGTACAGCCCGTAATCCTTTTAGCTATGAAAAGATTGAGCAAACTAGCCGAGATACAAGCAGTTCTTGGCTAAGTTTGGATCAAATCCTTCAACAGCTTAATTTGGTTGGCGATACCAGCCAAGCAGACTATCTATTTAGCCTTGAATTGGCAACCCGTATGGCTATCGAGGACTATCTTGGTATGTCCATATTCCCAGTAAGCTATAAAGTTTACTATGGGGCATTTAATGGCATGAGTGGCACACAAACGCTATTGAATTTGCCAGAAGTAAGCCAAGACAATGGATCAGTACCAGGCGTAGTAATTAATACCGTTGGTTACTTTAATGGTAATCAGCCGCCTACTTTTACTTTGCTTGATCCTAGCACTTATTATTATGATCCTACTGGCAATCAGGTTATTGCTACTGGATTCCCAGAAGAAGTAAACCAAGTAATGAGCAATCCTATTGTGGTTACTTATACTTTAGCTTCAAATCCTTTGGCAAGTTACCCTGTAATTCAACAGGCTGGTTTGTTGCTTTTGACACATTTATACAACAACCGTAGCGACACCACCGTTGGTCAATTGGCTAAATTGCCATTTGGCGTAGATCAGCTTTTACGACCATATAAACCATTGGTGCTGTAAATGGCTATTGCCCGTTACGAAAATGTGGATGTTAATAATGTCGCTATATCAGTTGATGATATGGGCCAAACTAACACCGTATTGACTAAGTGGTTTACCACTAGGGCTAAAGTCATGGATGTTCGTAACGATTTGACTATCCCAAAAGATGAACGGGTTTATCAAAATCATGTGAAATTCATGCTTAATTACACTCCCAACACCGTCACAATGTCCACAAATCAAGTGGATTATGCGTTTAATTGGCGTGGGAATGATTGGCGTATTGCTGATGTCAATGAAGCTAATGACAAAATGAGCATTACATTTACTTGTTACCGTAACGATCCACAGACACAAGTATGAGCCAGAATAATCCAGCCGTATATAGCAAAGCCGTTCAATATCAGCTTAAATCTATTGTGGGCAATACAATTCCCGTATATGCCGTATTTAACCGTGATTTTGCTAAACAGCCTAAATTTATTACTTGGCAATTAAGAAATATTCACCAGCCCGTATATACAGGGCAAAACCAGAATAATAAGGGAATTGATCGCCCCGTCTTTCAGATTAATGTGTTTGCACAAGATCAGAATGATGCTTTTAATATATCAAATACTATATTACAATCATTGCACGGATATAATGGGCAATTTGGTGGTTCAAGCGGGTTTTATATAGCCAAAGCAGATGTAGTTTGGTTGTATAATACTTATGATGATACAGTAAAGTTAAACCATATTATTATGGATTGCACTTTAGACATTCCAACATAATATAATTTTATTAACTTTTTATTTTTGAAGGATTAAAAATGGCTCTCCCAAATCAAGTGTTACCTGGGTTTTCGGCATCGTTATGGTGTCAAACTGGCGCAACTCCAACACCTTTAACTCTTACTCAGTTATCCACTTGGACTGGTGAAGTTGCATCTATTGTTGGTACTTCTGCTAATGGTACTGGCTCTGCTGGCGAAATTTTAAATGTTGAAGCAATACCTAAGTTTGGTCAAGATGATGCTTCTGCTAACTTTTATGTTGCTGGTAGCCGTCAGTCTGATGTTATTCCAACACAAAGCAAACCAACTTCAATGACTATTGTTGCCGCATGGAATCCAAGCGATGCTGGTTTATTGTTAATGCGTGGCGATGCTTACAGCGGAATTATTGATCGTACTTTCGTTATTGCCGCAGTTGATGGCGCAAACACAGTAGCATATGCCTTTACTGGCCGTGTTTCTGAATTCACTATCGATAATGCGCCTAACGCAGAAGCGAAATGCACATTCACGATTCATCCTCGTGGCAATCAATACGGTTGGTCAAATAATAGTTAATATATGAATCCAACAATAAAAAATAATAACGATTTAGCAAACTATTTGACTTACTTAGCTGGCCAAGCCGATTCTGGTGTTAAGGATTGGTTTGGTTGGCAACAGCAAAAATTAATGGGAGTGGATCTGGCTTATCAGATCGCTTCCCATCACGCAGACAAATTAACGCCAGACGAAATTGCTCAGTTTGTTAAAAAACTAAACAATTCTATTTTTGAGCATTTAATCAAGCCAAAATGAAAACAACTTTCAAATTTGAGGGATTCCAAGAATTTGAAGAATTGATTGACAAAATCCAAGACGATTTTGGCCCTAAAGATGCTACAAATATATTGCGTAATGGCGCAAGAAAATCAATGAAATCAGTTTTAAATACCGCTAAAGAATTGGTGCGGAAAGATACTGGACAGTTGGCGGCAACCCTTCAAATTGAAGCCAGAAAGCCTACAAATAAAGATAAGCACTCTAGGTATGTTAGCCCTACTGAAATTATGATGGCGAGGGTTTCTGTAGCCCCTGGCAGTAAATTTCACCCAAAGGCTTTCCATAACTTGCATAGCAAAAAAGGCTCAATTAAGCAATTTGCCGTTATGGATGCCAGAACGATTGTCAATGAATTTGGTACTGCTAAAATGCCAGCAAAGCCTTATTTGCGCCCAGCTTTAGAAACTAATGTGCCAACGGTATTGGCTTCATTAAGTGATGACTTTGGTAGCGCATTAGAAAAATATAGATCAAAACATATGAAGGAAACAAAATGAATCAATTTGCAAATGCTTTAGGCAAGAAATTTCTTGAAAATCAAGATTTAGTCCGCACTCGTTCATTTGAGTTGGGCGGCCATACTTTCCAGATTAAAGTGCCAACTACATTGGAATTTGAAGCTATTTTGGAAAGAGTTAAAACTGTTTCTGATGATTTGATTAATAAATATTATCAAGAATTATCTAATCCATTTATTGAAAATAAAGATAAATTTATTAATGAAGGTGTAGAGTTTCAAGAAAATGATGTATTAATTAAAGGCAGATCATTAAAAGAAACTGCTAAAAATAAAGCAATTACCGAAAATCGTATTACTGAGATGTTTAAATTAATCGTGCCAGAAGATAAAACTTTTGACATGAATACTATTACATATTCAATGGTTGAAGAATTATTCCCATTTTCTATTCAATTAGAAGTGGTAGATTCTATTACTAAAACCATTAGCCCAAGTTACGAATCCGCAAAGGGAAAGTAACTGGGTCGATCCGTAGGCAAACAAAGGCTTATATCCTTGCACACGGGTCTGACCCGAACCAAATAGACGAAGAAACATTTACCGACATCTGCATTATGTATGCTGATGGATTAATTGGTAATCGTGGAATCTTGGAAGTATTAGGCACATTGACCGCTGGTCAGTTTAATTCAATGTTGCCAAAAGGTAAGCCAAGTTATAAATTGCAAGATATAATACCCAGAGTGTATGGGTATATTTACCCGCCATTAACAGAACAAGATAAAAAGGCTCAAGCTAATCAACAATTATTAACATTTATGTTAATGAGCCCCAAAGTACCAGAAGGTTTGTTCAAAGGAAAATAAATGGCAAATATTGCGAATCTAGGCGTAAAAATGGGACTGGACACAGTCGATTTTACTCAAGCCCTAGAAACCGCCAAAAAATCCCTTGAAAGTTTTAAAGAAGTTGCAGTTGAACTTATTTCTATTGCCGCTTTTGAAGAAATGACCAAAAAGGCGTTGGAATATGCCGACACTATAGTCAAAACAGCCAACGCCAATGATGTAACTACCGCATCTGTTTTGGAATTGTCCAGAGCATTAGAGGAAAGCGGTGGCAATGCTGAAAACACATCTGCCATTTATTCTGGATTTACTCAGAAAATGGAATCAGCCGCATTAGGTAGCGAAAAAGCCCAAGAAGCATTTGCAAGAATTGGCGTATCGCTAAAAGACCTTAAAACGCTATCATCTCAAGAATTGTTTGAAAAGACTATTTCTGGGTTGGCAAATATTAAAGATGCCGCAGAACGCAATGGTTTGGCTTTCCAGACTTTAGGCCGTCAGATTCGTGGCACGGATATTGTTGGTTTAAATGAGCATTTGCAAGAAGCCAAAGGCACAATGAATCAATATGCCGCTTCTGTAGAACAAGCGCATGAACTTAGCCTTAAATTGGCTAAAGATTCCAAAGATATTGGTCTTGAGTTCACAAGGTCAGTCATTCCAGCAGTAGATATGTTCTATGAAGGGTTGCACAAGCTGGCTGATCCAGTAAAAGGATTAATTCAATTATTTGGTATTTTTGTTGATGTTTTAGCGGTTACTTTTAACACCGCAGAACAAGGCATTATTCAACTTGGCGATATAACAAAAACTGTAGGATTTGTTATTGCCGATGTTCTTAGAGGCAATATTGATGAGGCCAAAAAAGATTGGAAAGGCGGCCTTGATGAGATGAGTTCAGATTATGCAAAGTATGAAGAATCTTTGCAAAAATTAATGAACCCAGAAAAGGCAAAAGAAAAACCACAAGGGCCAGCGGATAGAC